CGTAACCATTTTCTGCTTTCTCTATGTGTTCGTACAGAGTTACGGGCCTCAAATTTCTCGTTTGCCTTAAAATATGCCATGTATGCCTTGGTCAATTTATCGTGTGTATCGTCATTCATTGTGTATTTCTACATCGTTCTCATATGATGTAAAGCCATTTTCCTTTATTACTTTGAGAACGTGTGTTACTCTTCC